ACTATTATAACACCGGCCATACCTGACATTAATGCGCCTGCTGCTACTAAAAATATTTTTTCAATTCTATCTATTTGATTTTCTATTTTATGAATTTTATCGTGAGTTTGTTTTTGCATGATACGACAAAGTTTTTCGTGAGATTCTATTCTATCTAGTGCAGAATTTTTTGACATTAGTAACCTTGTCTACCGGTGCTTCGTTTAGATGAGAACTGACCACTACCTAATGATGTGCCCGCTCTGTCTGCACGTGATGTACTAAAACCACCTCTATCATTTGTAAAACCTTGTTCTTTAGCACTTCTATAAACATCCGGCATAGTTTCCTGTGCTCTTTCAGCTTGCTTACGTTCTCTTCTTTTCATAGCAAATTCTGCCCCAGTTCTTGACTGAGCAAAATCAGATTGACCTATTTTTCTTCCAAATCCTTTTAATCCTTCTAAACCACCTTTAGCTATACCTTTAAAAAAACCATAACCCGGTATTACAAGACTTCCTATTAAATCCATAATACCACCAAATTTATTATTTGATTGATTAACTTGATCTATGTACTCTTGATCTTGTTCGTCGTNAGTTGTCTCGTCTATTATACTCATGTCACTTACACCTTGAAATCTATTCATATCTANAGGTGGTCTCATAGGAACATTAGTGTTTGTATTAGGTTGTAATAAAAATCTTGGTGAGTTATCAGGTTGCAATAGATATTGACCATCACCTAATGTTACAGAATTATAATCCATTTGTTGTAATGGCACATTAAATTTTTGATAAAAATTTTCGTAAGGTTCTATAGTAGCTCCGCTTGTTGCGTTCATTCTAAAAAAAGGAGAAATATTAGCAGGTAGATTTAAAGTTGATATACCTCCATCAATGAATCGTGGACCTAATATATAATCTGATATTGCCATTATGCTAATCCTCTTTGTCTAAGACGTATTTGTTGTTCTTCTGGTGATAATAGAGCAAGTTCTGTTGGTGTCAACCCTTGAGCTGTAATGTTTCCTGGAGCCTGAGGCTGTAATATTTGAGCGCTAGGCATTGGTTGCATAGGTAATGGTGGAGCATTAACTGTTGTAGCAGGTTGAATATAATCAGTTAATTTAATATTAAACTCATCATTTAAGTTTAATGAACTTATATCCATGGCTATTTTATCTATAATAGCAGAAACATCATACTGATCATTCATTGCTTCTTGTATATGTCCTCCAACTGCTCTTTGAGTTCTGAATCTAGTATCAAGTCCAAGATTTCTAAAATCTCTTTTTATACTATTTATATCTGTTCTCGCTTCTATAAAAGGATTTGATTCTCCTAGTGCTCTAGAAGTTTCTCTAAATTTATCTATAATATCTTTTGAAGGATAGTAGATATCAAATCTACCTCTTAATAAATTATTAAAATTTTTATTACTAATTTGTCTATCTTTAAACAATCTTCTTAAATCTGAAACTCTGGTATCTAAAATTTGAGCTGCTTCTATATCTCTAAACATATTTTTTTGTACGTTAAATCTTGCTTTGTTAGATGCAATATATCTTTCAATAATTTCTTCAGCTGAAACAGGTCCTCCTTTTAACACACCAAAGGCACCTCCTGTAAACTCTCTTCTAGCTTCTCTAATACCTCTTTGATATTCATTTACTTTAAAATTCATTGTTCTTAATGGATCTATTTTAATTGCTCTTAGTCCCATAAAACCTGCAAGTTCTGGTCCGATATTTAATTCTTCACCTCGTTCAGTTACTGTTCCCATTGCAGCTGATGCCAATCTTTCGTAAGGCATTTTATTTGGAAGTATTGCTTTTGATAGATGATTAAATTGAATTGCAAGTTTATCTCCAGCTGATGTTTGATCAGTATAAAGAAGTCTACCATCATCGGTTCTTCCATTTCTAAGAGTTAAATCAAACATTGCTTCTGTAAATATAGATTCAGAAATAAAAGGATCCATTATTTCTCCAGTTGCTTCTGCTACTCCATCACTAAAACTTTTTAATATTGTTTCATCATTTTTGTCACCGTCAATTAAATTATTTATTATTGTTCTAAATGGTCTAGCCATAACATCATATGCATTACTTTTACTAAAATCTACATATCTTAATTCACCATCATCTGATCTTACTGGAACCAACGTAGAATTTTTTGACCATTCAGGTACGAATCTTCTCATTGCATCTATTTCCTCTGAAGTAACATCATATAAAGCTTTTGCTCCTTCTGTAACTGCAATTGGAACACCGGTTAAAGTAGTTGCCATACCCATCAATCTTTTAAAACCTGTACCAAAACTACCATCTACATATGAACTATTTCTAACCACTCTTTCAGTTCCATCTTTTAATACTTCTGTAACTGTCGGTGTTAAATTAGAACCTTTAATTGACACTGCTCCTTCTCCTAGTTGATGTCTCATTTCTCTTAAACCCTGTTGTGCAATATTAGCTGACGTTCTAATAATTTCTGAAGGAAAAGACATGAAATTACCTATTGGTAATAATCTAGATGTTTTTACTACATCACCAACATAAGCATAATTTGGTACAGTGTTCTTAACAATTTGTGCAGCTTCGGTTTGAAGTTTCCATAATTCAGAGTTTCTATCTATAACTTGATTTTTTCCTTTTTTTGCCAGATCTAATTGTTTTTTATAATCATCTAAAGATATTCCCAATCTTTTTGCATTTCTGGTTTTTAAACGTTCTAGCTCTACTACAAAATTTGTAATTTTAAATGTATCATCTTCTGCTGTGTATTTATCTTGAAAAACTTTTCCTACTTTTTTTAATCCCTTAAACATTCTACCCAAAGGTCCATCTATACCCATCATTGTTGAACCTGCATTTGTATCTTTTAATAGAGATATTAAATCTCCCATTTGTACTTGTGAGTTTACTACACCTAACTCTAATAAATCTTGATATCGTTGTTGTGCTTTTGCAGAACCTGGACCAAGTTTAAGTAATGCAGATGTGTCTATACCATCTTGAAAAGCTTTTCCTAATAATTTAGGGTTAGTTATACCATCAAATAAAACTCCGTTAGCTGCAGTAAATGCACCAGCACTCATAAAATTACGTACATGTGTTGGTATAGAGAAAATAGTTTTTGACATTTGTGAAATACCTTTTGGAAGTAAAAGTAAATTTCTATAAAACCAACTTACAACTTTTTCTGCACCACTCATTTCTTTTGTTCCTCTAACAAATCCTTGAAGACCTGATAAAACATCATTAGATGCTTTTATTCCTTCGGCTATTTCTCTAGTAGTATAAAGATTTGAAATAGGATTTGTAATACCATTAAGACCATCTATTTCACCTAAAACATCACTCATCTTAACTATTTCAATACCTGTTTTTCTTTTATTAACGGCAGCCTCTGCTACTTTATCATCAGCCCAAAAAAATCCTCTGCCCCCTGCTTTTTGAACAGCTTGGTTTTTTAATACAATTTGATTAAACATATCAGAAGTTCTAGCTATGTAAGACAAACTATTCATTGAATTTAATATAGTAAATCTAGGATCTTTTATTTCACCAAATAATTCTTTTAATGCTTTTTTTTGCGCAGCAGTTCCTGCTTGATCTCTAGCTAAACCAACACTTCTTTCTATAAATTTAGGTTTACCATCTTCCATTGTTTTTTGAACAAAATTAAATTCAGGAAGATCTTTTGGTTTTTTAATTCTAGAAGCTTGCTCTAGTATACCATCTATAATTTGTCTTGATTGATTTTCAGTTGCTCCAAGAGTATCTTTAAAAACTTTTACTGCAGCTGTATAAGATTCTTCTGTTGGTTGATAACTTCTAAAACCATTAAAGATACTGCTTTTAGTTTCAAAAATTTTAAATGTGTTTCCAGCATATCCACTTAATTGTTTATTAAATAAATTTTGAAATTCAGTTGTAGCACCTTTAGCATTTTTAGATGTTCTTTTTAGTATATCTACTAAATTATTAAATTCATTTCTTCCCTGATCTAAATATTTAACTAATTCTTTTATTTTATCTTTAGGAACATTTTTCATATCAAGTTCCTTGATAACGCTTTCTAATTTTTCTACATCTATTTTTTTCTCTATGTCTCCGCCTACTAATAAATCATTTACTTTTTGTAAAAAAATATCTCTATTAGATTTAGTTCCTTTATCTCCAACTTCCTGAATTGTAGGTAATATACCATCTAAACTTTTTGTAATATTATTTATTATTTCATTTGCTCTTCTAGAATCTCTTGCTTTTAATCCTTGTTTAAGCATTTCACTTTCAAAAATTTCTTGAGTCATTTTACCTCTAGGTTGAAAAGGAGCTCTTATATATTTATCAATAGCTCTTTGAAATTTTGATTCACTGTAAGCTAACTCTTTTCCACGCTGTGCTAGTAACTTTGCTGTTTTACCAACTCCATAAACTGCAGGAGTTATAAATAAAGATTCTGTTCCAAATCTAAGTCTGTTCATTAATTTTCTAGCAGCATCTTCTCTACCATATGATTCGCTTCTATCTAATTCTGTTGGTCCTTCAAACATATCTCCAAAGGTACCTATTTCATCATTATCGACCACAAACATTTCACCAACTGCACCACCACCTACTGCAACAGAGTATCGTGGGTATTTTGATTTTTTATTTAGGTCTCTAACTTTTTTAAGAGATGTTTGTAATTTATCTGAATCAGGGGTTTTACCTGCTTTTCCAAACTGAGCATACGCATCACTTCTTTTAGCTTTTAAAGCTTTTGAAGTTAAACTTCTTGCAGCTTTGTTAGCTACTTTAAAACCTATACCTCCAGGAACACCTATTTGAATTATAGATTCAGTTAGTTTACCTATTAATCTTTCTTCAGCAACTTCTTCAAAAGGATTTATTTTATCAAAAAATTCTTCAACATCTCCAGCTAAATCAGAATCTGCACCTAAATCTATTAGTTCTGCTCCAAGTGATACAATACCTTCTGGAACTTTTATAGCTCCAGATAATAAACCTGCGCCAAGAGCCTTATACCAACTTACTTCGCTATCTCTTTCTGCGGAATTTAAATTATATTCAGCCATATAGCCTCCTATCTATTTCTATAATCGCTTAAATATCTTTCGTAAGCAGATTTTTGATCTCTTGTCATATCAGGAGCTTGACTCTCACCACCAAAAGCTGGTCCTTTTAATTGTGCATTTAATTGTCTAATTGCTGTGTTCTGATCTCTTGTGTCACCTGTGCCATATCCATAGTTAGTAATACCGTCTTCTTGAATTATTTCATTTCCACTATCTATTTGACCTTCAATTATTTCATTTCCAGAAATATCAAAAGGTTCAAATTTTCCATTTTTTAATTGATAGTATTTATCACCTTTTGGAAAATAATATATTCTACCTTCATTACCTGGTTTTTTAGATAAGCTTTTAGCTCTACTTTCAAACTTTTTCGTATTAAGAACTTCTTCTTCTGATAATACTTCATCAGCTACATTATATCCTTTTTTCATTAAGTCACCACTTGTTTTATATTTCCAAGTTAGTTGATTTTCACCTTCATATAATGAACCCACAACTTCATCATCTACTAATTTTTGTGCTCCTTTTTTTATTGTTGATTCTACACCAAGTGATCCTGTTTGTTCGGCTTCTAATAATCCCAAAGAATTTTCATATTGTTTTTGAAGTATCTTCATTTTATTTTTTTGTTCTTCATTTAATAAATCACTACGCAATGCATTATCTATTTTTTGCATATTTAATTTAAGTTCTCTTTCTTTTGTTGCTTGATCTTCTGAAAAATCTTGTTTTAGTCCTAGAATTTTAGCTTCATTAGAAAAATCATTTTCCTGTAAATTCATTAATCTATTTGTTTCTTTATCAAATAGATCTGATTTAAATTTTCTTTCTGCTTCTGTTTCCATCATCTTATCTCTTTTTTCTATAGCACTTGCTGTTGCTCTAGTTCTAAGACCTCTTTGAAATTTATCTTCATCTGCTTTTGATTTAATTAAAGCTGCAGATGGTTCTTTTGCTGCTGCAATTAAATTAGCTATAGTTCCACCACCTCTATTTTCCATAGCTGCTGCTGGTCCATATGCTAATAAGAAACTTGTTAATGGATCAAAACCACCTCTAGGTCCAGCTGCTTCTGTTAAAGCTTGTAAGCTTTCGTCAGTTAAATCTTTTAAAGTTGGTATGGTTCTTCCTATAAAAGGATCCGATCCATTGTCATATCCTTCTCTATCTACAATACCAGTCATAATGCCTTCTCCGACATTACCGCCTTTTCTAAACATTGGTCTTCTTAATACTTTACTCATAGTTATGCTGTCTTCGGTGGGTTAAACGCTCTATATAAACCTGCTAACGTAGCACCGGCACTTATACCTGTTTGAAGAGCACTAGGTGATGATGTTGGTTGTACTGTTTGTTGAGTTCCTCCAGGGTATCCAGAGATTAGACCCATGATGCCTGAACCATATGCTTGTGCAGATGTTAATGGTTGATTCATTTGTGCTACTAATAATTCTCGTTGAGCATCTAACTCTCTTTGTTTTTGCATTTGATTAATATCACCAAATGTTTGTAGTGCTCCTACATCTTGACCTAAGAAACCTTGTTGCGCTGAACCTAATCCTAATTGACCTGAAGCAAGTTGCTGTTGTTGTGCAGCTATTGATTGTTGTTGACCAAAGGCTTGACCTGCTGCAGCTCTGGCTGATTGAAGTCCTTGTTGTAATAAATTTGCTTGTAGTGCTGATCTATTTCTATCTGACTCAGAACCATAGATTGCTTTTTGAACACCTTCTCTACCGCCACCAAATGCTCCTGCAGTGATTGCTGATGCAGCTAAACCCGGTACACCTCTTTGAGATTGAATATCAAATTCTTGTAAAGTCGCATCAATAACATCTTGTTGATACGGAGACATAAATGCTTTGTATGCATCAGGGCCTACAAATTGACCGGCTGCCGCTGCAGATTCTCCAGCTTTTCTTTGAAGATCAGCTGCTGAATCTAAAAATGTTTGATAGCCGCCAATACCTGCTTCTGCTAATTCTTGTGCTCTTTTCTGAAAAGGATCTTGACCCGCAATAAACTGGTCACCCATGACTTTAGATAAGTCAGCACCTTTAATACCAGCAATTCCTTTTTGTAATTCATTTAAATAAAGCTTCGCTTCTGCTTCTATAAACTCCGGTGGAGCATTTATTTGTGTTATTGTTTCACTAGACATTATACTCTACCGCCTTTTTCTAATTTTCTCATCATATCGTACATACGTTGTGCTCCTTTGTTAACGTCACCGTCACCCATTCCTCTTACAGCATCTGCTGTAAATACAAATTCATTATTGGCTAACATCGCAGGGATGTCATCTGCCTTTTCTTTTACACCAACTGGAGGAATAAATCCACCTGTTTCTCTAAGGTCTAATTCAGTTACTCCTGCAGGGTTTTCATTTAATGGTAGATTCATAATGCCTGCTGCTCTTACAGCATTTTGTTCTGGACTACCTAAAGCATAACCTATTCTACCACCATTAGCCATCTGTCCTCTAGCCATATCTTGAGTATACTCAGCAATATTGTCTTGTACTATTTTATCAATTTCAGAGTCAGAGTATCCTAAATTTTTTGCACCTTTTGTTAAGTAACTTTTTAATGCATCTATATCTCTAGTTGCTGCAACTGCTTCTTCATCGCCTTGTTCTGCTTTAGCCAACAAACCACCTATTAAAGTTCCTGCACCTTGTACTGCTAAAGTTTTACCTAAAGTTGATTCACCACCAAAAAATTTACTAAACACATTACCTTTTTTAGCCATACCAAACGAATCTGACATTGCAGCTCCTGGTCCTTTTGCACCAAATCCTAATTTAGAACCTAAATTTGTTATACCACCTTTAACTAGATTTCCAAAATTACCAAAACCTGCAGATTTACCAAAAAGAGTAGGAGCAAAATAAGCACTACCGGCTAGTAATGCAACTTTACCTAAATCAGATTTAGCAAATTTCTTAACTCCTTTAGCTAAACCTTTAACACCTTTTTTAACACTCTTAACAAGTTTACCTAAAAAATAACCTTGTCTTGGAACAGCTTGCATTATTCCACCGTTCTCTCTTAATTGTCTGGGTTGTAATCCTCGTGATATCGCCATAATTTAAATATATTTATACTGTTGAGCAGGCGTAGAATCCTGTAAATATAATACTTTATTTGATTTTTTCGTTATCGTCAACAGGTTTTGCTTGCTCTAATAGATCAAAAAATCTACCACAGTATTGATGGTCTCCAACATGGGTTATGTTATCCATAGCATAAATATATATTTCTCCTCCCATATCTGTCCATCTTTGACAAAAACCAAAATCCTCACCAAAATATCTTTTAGTCTCTACATCATGTAAGGTATCAAATAAGTTATAGAAGTTTTCTTTTTTAACTTCTTTACCATTAATAACTGTTGGTTGATATATTTCTAATTCTGGATGATTCCTTATCATCTTCTCAATAACTTGTCTTTTAATTAACATACATCCTGTAGGAGCATGAGATACTTTTATAACTCCATTCTCCATAGTCATTTCATTTGGATTGTCCATCTTAATTGGAAATACATGACCTGCTTTTAATACATCATCAGGTGTATTAACCAAATTAGTTTCTTTAATCTTTCTCCACATTTTATCTGTATCAAATGTTTTCATTGGATATGGACAAGAGATAATATCTTTATCTGCACCTATCATTTTATATATAGTGCTAGAATTAAAATCTATATCTGAGTCTATAAACAATAAGTAATCGTAATGATCTTTATGATTTAAAAACTCTGCTACACATAAGTTTCTACCTTGTGTAACTAATGATGATTTAAGTAATGTGAAACTAACTAGTATACCTTGTTGCATACAATCTAATTGAAACTTTAGAACAGCTTGAGTGTAATGCATAGATACTTCACTGTGACAAGGTGTACAAACCATTATCTTTGCTTTTGGTTTATCTGTAATATTTCCTAAATTAATAGTTTTAACATTTGAATTTACCTGTTCTATTTTCTCAGTTTGATAAGTATCTTCATTAGCGTTTGTTTTCTTCTTTTCAGAAAACCATATAGGTTCATTATTTTGCATCTAGTGCTCCTCTCAAAAATCTTGTCCATGCTTGTCCTTTTACTTTCCAGTCGTAAAATCTATTTACATAATTTTGTTGCATCTTTAAATGATCCTGGATGCCTGAATCATGAAGCATATCTGCAGAAGCTTCTATAGCTGCAGCAAACTTTCTAGCTAAACTTTTATAGTCATTAGAGTATGGCACATACATTGGAAACTCTGCACCTGTTTCATATATAGCACCGAAGTTAGTTGTAATACAATATAGACCGGCTGACATAGATTCTAATAATGATATACAAGATGTTTCTTCCCAAATACTTGGGTACACAAACATTCTATAATCTTTTAAATTTTCTTTTATATACTCATTTGGTTTGTAACCAATATAATTTACATTAGGTAATTGTCTTGCTTGTTCATATAAAGCTTCAAATGATTTATCATTAGCCTCTGCAAAATCTTTTCCATATACTTCACAAGAAGAATAAACATCTAAACTAATTAATGGATTCTTAACTAATTGCATTGCACCTAATAATACAGATAAACCTCTCCAAGGTGTACAATGATGTATTATCTTTATAGGATCACCTTTTTTATATTGTGTTGCAATAGGTTGTACTTCTTCAATACCATTTTTAATAACTGCACATTTTTCTCTAGGTAAATCAAATCTTTTTGTAAATTGTTCAAAGTTCCAATTGGAATTAAATATATACCAATCATATTTATTATGATTTGATTTATCTTTAAACCATGGATGTAGATTAGGTTGATCCCAAGAATTTTTTTGCCAAAGAATATTTAATTTAGTTGGATGTAAAGGCACCTTACCTGGAATCGATGTACAAATTTCTACTTGATTAAGTAAGCTAGGTTCTACATGCTTTCTTAAATATTCAAATTGTAACTCTGTCCCGCCTCTAGGATTTTGGTTTGCCATTATTTTGATTCATTACTTTCTGAAATACTTCAAGACCTTTGTTAGTAATTTGAACTGTAACATCTTGTACAATATCAGGTCCTTCTACTTTCTCTTTAGACACTTCTCCAGTTTTAGTATTTCTGTATGTTGTTGTAGTAACACAATCTATTTTAGGTATATCATGTGTATGTGGAACATCACCACCTTCATGAGAGTGAGTGATACCATCATCGTGAGTGTGCTCTAATTTATCTTTATTCATTCTGTTATTCTAATAACACTAATCTTTATTAATTTCAAGTATAGATACAATTACTATCAATCTATCCGCTACACTGGCTGTGCATTTTAGCGCTTCACTTTCTTCAAGAATTAATGGCTCAGTCAATATTTGACTTGTTGATCTAGCAGTTGTCGAAAGTTGTGTAAATATAGGAAACTCTGCTGAAGAAGCATTAACAACTTTCATTGAAATATCAGCACCAGCTCCTGAATCATTATGAAGTAAAATAGATTTTATTATAGCTCTAGAGTTTGAGGGTGAAGTATATAAAGTTACTTCACTTGTAGAATTTAAATCTGCCTTTGCGTTTTTATATATGTTAGCCATGCATTAACCAAGTAAATCTTTCTTGCTCCTGTTTTAAATCTTCTAAGAAAGATGTATTAAGTTGATTTTTAACTGTATCTAATGCCTCTAAAATTTGTCTTTGATTTGATACGTCATATTCTTGAGAAGGTTCTGGTATACTAACTACTACTTTTGCCATTATCTTCTTCCATCTGGTTGAGCATCTAGTCTTAAAGTTCCATATCTCCAAGTTTCACCAGTGCTATCATTTTCTATTTTTAATGCTACAAGTCTTCCTCTTGCTCTAGTGTCTATTTTATCAGTAGAAGACGTAATTGTAAATGGGCCAAGAGGTGAGCTAGATGCAGTATTATTTGGATAGTCGTTTAATAATAATGTAATTTTTGAATTACCTGTAAGAATTTTAAAGTCAGGTATAAATCTTTTTACTGACATAAAGAACTCTCCATCTCCTCTGTAGTCAACCGAGCCTGTTGCTTTACCTTGTCTAGTTCTAACTTGTGTAATATCAAAATCTCCAGATTGAATAAATGCAGGAATAGCTGTTGTACCTGAGCTATTAACTTGATCTGTTCCAACTTCATGAGCATAGTATGTAGTTGCTCCATATTTATTTGTAATACCTAAAATATCTGGAAACACAGGTAAAGATGTAGAGTTATATTCTGTTGCATAAGGTACATCAAAAACTCCAGTGTCAACATATGTAGTTCTAGCTAGTGATGAAGTTGTCCAAACATTTTCTCCGTAGTTATATGTAACGCATCTATCGATTTGTGTTGAGCCAGATTTTGGATAAAACCAGTTTACTTCACCGTAAAGTGTATTGTGTTCTGCATAAATTGTTTCTGTTGCATTAAAATTTATACCTAAATTATTTGAAGTTGTTGTGAAAACAAAGTCTTCAACTAAACAAGGTAGAGATTTTACTGTACCATCAAATACAAAGAAACCACCTTCTCCTGACATCCAAAATACTTTACCATCAGAATAAGTTAATGCGTGTTGTGAAATTAATCCACAGTTAGAACCAACTTGTCTAATACTAAATGTAAAAGGTGGGCCAACAAACTGAATTACATAAGCAGCGCTATCTGTTAAAACTAAAGTATAATCTTTACCTGATACTGCTCCAACTATTTTATTGCCTTTATCTAATCTAAATGTACCTGCAGTATTAACGGCGGTAGGTGCGTAGTCATTTAAATCTTCTTGATTAGAAAATCTTATAAACATTGGATCTTGAGTTAATGCATTACCAATTGTTGTTTCAGTTCCAAAATGAAATAAGTGCCTATCTTTATCAGAGACTTGAGTTAATCTTGACGCTGTTGGATTATTTGAAGTTGAAGCACCAGATGTACTTGTAGATGCTCTAATTGTTCTTGCGTTTGCTGCACCTGCATTCCAAGTAAATGTTTTACCATCTCTAATTGTTGCAACAAGAACTTGACCATAGTTATCAAGACTCCAGTTTCCTGGATCCAGAGTCACAGAACTTGTATCTCTTTCTGTTCCCCAAGTAGAAGTGTTCCATGTAGAAGTACTCCAACCATAACCAAGTGTTTGAAAGACTGGTCCAACTTGTACNTAAGGATTAACTGTTGCAGCTCCTACTGCAGTCATACCAGATCCTCCTTCGTTTCTTACTGCTTGAACTGTAAACTTATCTGAATTTGCAACTGTTAAAATTTCATAAGCTACTTCCAATTCTGCTGCTGTGTAATCTGAGTCACTTGTAACTGTTACTCCAGATAATGTTATATACCTTCCAACCTCTAATCCATGTGATCCTTTATTAACTTGTAAAACATTTGAACCATTAACTGTAGTTAATGTACATCCTGTTATAGCTGTGTCCAATGGTGTGATATCAAAAAACTGTTCTCCATAATATAAAAACAAACCTTGTGAAGTTCCTATAGCTGCATATCTTTCACCGGCTAAAGATGTCCAAGTATGTTGAGCACGTGCCACTCCAGGTAAAGTTTCACCTGCAATAGATAATTGATTCCAACCACCTATTTTTTCAGGTAGTCCATATCTAAATCTAACAAAATCACCATCAACCCACTGAGATTCTCCTCCTGAATCTGTGACCATTTTATTAAAACCAGGCTTGAAATTTAATTTTTGTAGCATATAGTGCTTTATATCTTATAAATAAAGAAAATGAAAGCACGATGATAACCATAATTAATGATTTTTTTGAAGAAGACAAATTTGAACAAGTTGTAAATCACGTAAAAAACAATATTTCTTTTACCCCACAGTGGACTGGCGATAGGTCAAAAACAAAAGACAATTTTTATGGAAACAGGTTTTGTTTAAACAACGATGAAAACCTACTTAATACTTTTATAAAACAAGGTGAAAAAAAATTTAACATGAAAATCAATAAAGTGCATGATGATTGTGGTATTGATCTAAGAAATTTAGATAGATTTCTTCCTCATATAGATGATGTTGGGGGTATAAAACTTAATATGCTAGTTATGTTAGATGGACCAATTGGTGTTACAACAGGAACTGTTTTTTATACAGATGGTGAACTAGATATTCATGTTGGTTTTAGACCAAATAGAGCAGTCTTGTTTCCATGTACTTACTATCATTGTGCACATCAAAGTGATATTAAAAATTTAAAAAGATATACCGCAAGTATTTTTATAACAGAATATAATTTGTAAAATGAAAGATCATTTAGAAGCAGTTGTTAAATTAGATAATATAATTTGTAAAGATTTTATAGATAAAATAATACCTTTAATAGATAATAAAGCTAAAGAAAATATGCAAATTTTTAGTGGTGTAAATAAAGAAGTAAGAAATGTAAAAGGTCATTATTTAGATATTGAAGGAAGTCCTACAGATGTGTTTTACTGGAATTTTATAAAAACAGAAATAGAAAGACTATATTACTTTTATAAAATTAAATTTCCTAAAATGGCAAGTAATAAAATTAATCAAATAGATTTATTAAAATATAGTGTTGGAGGAAAATATAATATACATACTGATCATTTTACAAATTTTCCCAGACATTTAAGTATTATAATGAATTTAAATGACACATACGAAGGAGGGGATTTAATTTTTACAGATCAAAATGATAATGAGATTAAAAGATTAAAACTTAATAAAGGATCTATTGTGTTTTTTCCAAGTAATTTCATGTATCCACATAGTATTCAACCTATTACGAAAGGGACAAGATATAGTATTGTTGCATGGTTAGAGTAAATGAATTTAGCTTTTAATTTTAAAGATCAATTATTTTGGATTCACAATTTTTTACCACCAAATACATATAAACAAATGTATGTTAATTTAATTAAAAATAGAAATAAATTAAGTTTTAAAAAAACAGGATATGGTTGGTTGGGATATAAAGAGGAAGAAGAAAACTCTACTGAAAGTTATCTTCAAGATAAAAATGAATCATATAAATTAGATAATTTTTTAAAAGAATATAACCTTCTTTTAAAACATCAACCTTTTGTAAATTTAATAAATCAAAATCCTACAAGTCACATTAGAAGAAGTAAATATGGTCAACATGTGACATGGCATATAGATGGAGGAGATAATAGAAAATATGGAGCCACTTTTTATTTCAATAAAACATGGAATGAAAGTTGGGGTGGCGAGTTTATGTTTAAAAGCGATCAAGGATCTGGTTTTATACCTGTAGTAGGTAATTCTATTGTTATTGTCAAAAGTGGTTTAAGACATAAAGTTAATGCTAATTTAAAAAAAACNCATCACAGGTTTACTATTCAAACATGGCTCAATGAAAAATAAATTAATTAAAAATTTTTTCGATAAAAAAGAATTGGATTTACTTCATAAGTATACTGATTATAAATTAAAATCAAATAAAGACTATGTATTAGATGGTTATGCATTTTCACCTGCATGGTACAATGATGCTTTAATGATTTCTTTTTTAGATACTAAATTATCTTTAGTAGAAAAAGAATCTAAATTAAAATTATATCCAACATATGCATATTGGAGATACTATGTACATGGTGCACATTTAAGAAAGCATACAGATAGACCCTCTTGTGAAATATCTATTACTGCGTGTATTAAAAAATATGATAATTGGCCTATTGTTGTTGAAGGCAAAAAATTTGAATTAAATGAAGGAGATGCTGTTTTATATTTAGGATGTGATCAGTTACATTGGAGACCTGATACATATAAAGGTGAAGGAATGGCACAGGTTTTTTTACATTATGTAAATCAAAATGGACCCTTTACGCACCATAAACACGATGAGTTTTATATAAGAACAGGTAGAAAAGAACGTGAAGGAGATTTTAAAAAATAACATGAATTTTAGATTATATGATTTTATTGAAACAGATAAATTTCAATTTTTAAGAATACATAAAAATGGAAACACAAGTGTTAGTAAATGTATTCATGATGATTATGGAAAAGAAGTACGCTACACTCATCAGTTATCTAAAAAACTTAGATTTTGTGTTATAAGAGATCCTTATGAAAGATTTTTATCAGGGTTAAAATGGGATTTATGGATTAATAAAATTGATATTAAAGATGTTGATATAAAAAAATTATTTACTACAAACGAGCACCACGTAAGAAATTTATTAAGTAAACAAATTAGTCATTCAGTTTCACAAGTTCCTTATCTATTTAATGCTCAATGTAGTCACTATATAGATATATCTGATTTAACTATTTTTTTAAAAATGCATTTTAAAAAAAGTCAACATCAACTTAAACTTGAAGATTTAAAAAAAGATGTATCATTACAGACTCATTTTTTAGGTAAAGAATTTGTAAAACAAAACAAATTAGTTTCTGATAATACAAAAGATATTGAAAAATATCTAGATAAAGATGAAATAATGAAATATTTACATTTAGATTATTTTGTATACAACCACTTAAAACAATCTCCATTTTTATGGGAATGGCAACAAGGAAGGATTTTTTAGATGAAAGAAAAAACAGTTAATATAACTAATTTTATAGGTGTGTATGATAACTATATTACTGAACAAGAATGTAATAAAGCCATTAAGTTATATGAAGAACAAAATAAATTTCATAACACCGTAAATAGAATAGGTGGAGAACAGGCTTCTATATTACATAAACAAGACCAACAATTTTTTGCAGCACCATATAATTTAGACATATGGTGGGAAGAATTAAAACCCATGATGATAAATTTTGATTTAGCGTGGAATCACTATCTTAAAAATACAGGAGGTGATGAAGCTTATGGGGTTCCTTTTCATTTTACAGATTTAAAAATACAAAAAACCTTACCTACAGAAGGTTATCATATTTGGCATATTGAACATGGAAAAGGATATCAAAATGAATCTAGAGCTTTTGTATTTTCTATTTATTTAAATGATGTAGAAGAAGGAGGAGAAACAGAATTTCTCCATTTTTCAAAAAGAGTACAACCTAAAAAAGGAAGAATAGTTATNTGGCCGGCAGGGTTTCCATATGTACATAGAGGTAATCCTCCTCTTGCCGGTGAAAAATATATGTTAACATCTTGGATGTTACTTAGATAATGATAAATAATTACGACTTATTCGTAACAAGAATCTCTCATGGTAAATTACCTTTGCAGCCATTATTACATAAAGAGATACTTTCTTTTATAGATAAAAATTATAAAAAAACAAAAACATATTCTTGTATACAAGGATTTCAATTTCATGAAGATTTTGATGGTAGAGAAAAATTAAATAATTATTTAAATAGTTTTCTAAATAATGTTTTTAGAAGTAATATAGCGCATGGATGGTTGAATGTATTAGGAAATAATTCATATAATATGCCTCATTATCACACTGGAAACGAAATATCTTTATCTGGAGTTTTATATCTTTCTAATGGAAATAATATAAATTTTACAAAAGATGGTCAAGTATTTGAGTTGCAACCAAAAATGTTTGATTATTTAATTTTTCCTCACAATTTAGTGCATTACGTATTGCCAGAAAAAAGAAATGAAAAAAGAATATCTTACGCGTTTAATTTAAGACCAATTAAGTCTTTATAATATACATTATAGTTAGGTAAGGCTGTAAAACAGAAGTCGCATCTCCAGTAAAGTTCGCACTCATATTATGAGAGTGTCCTCCACCACCACCTGAGCTGTTTGTATTTGATGGACCTCCTCCACTTCTATCATATCTACCACCACTACCAGTTCCGGTTCTTCCAGGACCATTAAATTGACTAGCTTGAGGGTGACTATGAGAAGCAAGTTGTGCTGTTGATAGAGTTGCATTAGCTGTAGAACCTGCAACATTTCCAGTAGCCGCTACAGTATTTGCTCCACCAGTTGAAGCTAAAGCTTTATTATTAGATTTACTTACTATACATTTATCTTGCACATCAGGTACATTAAAAGTAGATGAACCATCACCTGCTCCATAAGTTGTACCTACAAGTGTAAATAACGCAGAGTAAGTACTTCTTGAAACTGCTTGACCATTACATTCTAAATATCCTGTCGGTACAGAAGAATCTGACCAAGGTATAATAGTTGCTGTAGGAATACCTTCAATATCAGTTAAATTAGCTCCATCGAAATCATATTTTGTTGCTTCGTAGTTTGACATAATTTATCCTAAGTTTTAATAATATATATTACAGTTAAATATGGTTGTACAACTGAAGTTGCATCACCGCTAAAGTTCGCACTCATATTATGAGAGTGTCCGCCTCCACCACCTGTACTACCTGTATTAGTTGGACCATCTGCTGCTCTTTTTCCAGGCCACGGCATATTTACCCATATCCAAGAAGATCTACCAGGGTATGGATATTGTGTACCTTGAGGGTGAGAGTGAGAAGCAAGTTGAGGTGTTGACAAAGTTGCATTGGCTGTAGATCCTCCAACGTTTCCAGTTTTAGCTACAGTGTTTGCTCCACCAGTTGATCCTATAGTTTTGTTGTTAGATTTTCCAACAGGTACATTGTCTTGTAAATCAGGAACATTAAAAGTACTTGAACCATCTCCAGAACCATAAGTTGTACCTACGATTGCAAACAATGCAGAGTATGTAGATCTTGAAACTGCTGCACCATTACATTCTAAAAATCCAGATGGCACTGATGAAGTAGACCATGGAACTATAGTTGCCGTAGGAATTCCTTCAATACCTGTAAGGTTTGCTGCGTCGAAATCATATTTTGTTGCTTCGTAATTTGACATAATTTATCCTAAGTTTTTATTACATATATAACAGTTAAATATGGTTGTACAACAGAAGTTGCATCACCAGAAAAGTTTGCACTCATATTATGAGAGTGTCCACTACCTGAACCTGAACTACCTGTGTTTGTAGAAGAAGTACCTCTTGGTGGGTTGTTTGGATTTGGTTGATACACACCCGGTCCATTACTTTGTGAACTTTTACCATGACTATGAGGAGCAAGTTGAGGCGTTGATAAAGTTGCATTCGCTGTAGAACCCCCAATGTTTCCAGTAGATTGAACTGTATTTGCTCCACCAGTTGAAGCTAAAGCTTTATTATTAGATTTTCCAACTGTTACGTTGTCAGATAAGTTAGGAACAAGAAAAGTAGATGAACCATCACCTGCACCATAAGTTGTACCTACGATTGCAAATAAAGCTGCATAAGTTGATCTTGAAACTGCTTGACCATTACATTCTAAAAAACCTGTCGGCACTGATGAAGTAGACCATGGTATAATAGTTGCTGTTGGAATTCCTTCGATGCCTGTAAGGTTTGCTCCTGAATAATCGTATCTTGTCGCTTCGTAATTTGCCATTTTTTCTCCTACGAAGAATAAGAGGTAGGTCTAGGCCCTAGTCTAGCAATTTTCTCCGATTCAGTTTCTTCTCTTAGTTCTCCTGCTTGTCCTCCTGATCCTGGTGACACTTCAATAGTTAAAGTATCATTATCCCAATCTGCTTGGAGTTTAGATAAATGAGCTGAGTCCCATCTGTCACTAAATTGACTGATGTCTCCTAAGTCTGCATCTACATAACTACAATGAGGAGTTTCATCTCTATGTTCTACTTCATCAGAAGTATTAGAAGTACCATATTGAATAGCCCAAATATTTGCNAATTTTGATTGATTCCAAAAAGCATCATCATCAATTTTGTATCCAACGCCTTCATCAGCCCCTTCTGCATAATTTTTAACAATTGCTTTGTCTTCAAATATTACTGTCCAATTTCCAGTTGATGCCATATTATTTCTCCGTGTAAGTCCATCCTGTTGTAGCATCTCCAGAATATACTAATCCAAAAGCTGCACCTTGTGTATTAACTACAAGATCAGCTGCTGAGTTAGCTATATTAGAACCTGCTCTACCAACAGTTAATGCGTTAGTATTAAAATCATAACCTTGATCTACAAAATTTACTTGATCACCTAGTGATGGTGATGATGGAAGAGTTACTGTNACTGCTCCACCATTTGTATTTACTAAAATTTGAGCGCCTGCTTGAATTGTTTCTGCTGCTGATACTGCTCTCCATTTTTTAAGTTCACCTGCTTTTACAACATTAGTTCCATCAGAATATAAAGTGTAAGTGTGACCTTCACATAAAAGTACACCTGTTCCAGATGTAGTTTTAAAAGTTAAAGTATATCCAGCGTGATTACATGCATCTTCAACAAGATAAGTTTTTTCTACTGAATCTGGAATAGTAACATTAACATTAGCTTCTAAAGTTCCTGTTAATTTAATAACTTCATTTTTACCATTTGATAAAGCACCATTTGTAAAAGTTAATGCTCTAGATGCGTTAGTTACATTAAATGCATCATAACCACCAATTGCTTGTTCAAGAATTAGTAAGTTAGTATTTGTAATTTGTCCCCAAGTTCCTGAATTTTCTCCAGTTGCTTGTACTGTTAATTTTAAACTAGCTGATGTTGAGTTTGCCATAATTTAAATTCCTTATTTGCGTTTACTTTACTAAAAAATTGAGTTTGTGTCAAACTCATTATGCAGCTACTTCTTGCCATCCTGGAGGAGTTATAGGCGCTGTACCTGTGTTTACTTCGTTCCAGATTAAAGCACTACCAGAACCTTGTGCCATAGTCAAGGCATTTCCTGTAAGTAAAACATCTACATGAATAATAGGTGTAACAGAAGCTACTCTTGCTAAACCAGGTAATCCAGTTAAAGGTACTTCTTGTCCAGGAACTACTACAACACTTCCTAAATTTGCATATAATCCAATACCTGTTACGTCTTGTGGAACATCTCCTTGCATTCCTAAGTAACCGGTAGCACCGATCATAAAGTTACCAGTTACTCCAGCATCAGGAGCAGGATCAACAACACCTAATGTAGCTGCAGCAACATTTAAAGTATTAAGAATTACACCACCGGTTCCTACTGTTGCTACTGTTCCAATATTTGCATTCATTGCAATACCAGTTGGTGTTGCAGTTGCGTATTGACCTTCAACGCCCCATGCGTTTACGTTCCATTGTTGTCTACTCCAACCAGTTTGATTATACGCATCAATGGTTCCAAGATTTACTGAAGCATGATTTGTTGTAAGCATTGCATCAGGACCAGCATCAGCATTTGCTAATGTGCCCGACATTGTTAAACCTGTAGGAAAAACTGTATTTGCAATATCTATAAATGCAGATCCGACTGCACCTGTCATTCCCATTCCTAATGGAACAGGAGATACATCAATTTGAGAACCAATAGTACCAATACTAAAAGATGCAGCAATCCCTGTTGGAATNACAGTACCAAGTTCACCCCAGGCATTTAAGCCCCACTCAATACGTCCCCAACCTGTATTTATATCACCGTCAATTTCGGTAGTTGTACCAAGGACACCAGATAAACTTACCCCCGTTAATGTAAACGTAGGATCAGCTAAATCGTTCCATTGGTTTTGACCCCAAAAGCCACTGCTCCAAGTTCCTGATGCCATAGGATTTTAACTCCTATGTACTAACCAGAGATTCTTAAAATCGCTGCTGTTGATGTAGCTGCTGGAAACTGAATTGTGAAAACACCTGCAGTCGCTGTTTTATCTGCTCCAAAATCTAAAGCACATACAGCTGCATTAGTTGCAGTTGCAGAAGTGTTGTAGATTAAAGCTCCTCTAGCAGTTAAAGTCACACCAGTAAAAGATCTGTCTGCGAAATCAACTCTTGCGACACCGGCTGTTATAGAAGTTCCATTGTTTACAAGTAACCCGCCACCAGAAGTGTATTGACCTGTATTTGAAACTTCTCCTGTAGCTGTAAATGCAGTTGTTGCTGAGTTTAGAGTAGCTGAAGAAGTATAAAGAGCGATTTTAAACTTGTCATCACCAGTACCAAAATTATGCTCACCTTCCAATAGTTCTTTTTTGAAAGAATTGCAAATTGCTTGTGTAATAGCCATAGTTTTATCTCCTTATTATTATTTACCGCCGACACGAGGAACACCACTTTGATATTCATCACGTCTTCGTCTTCCCATTTGTTCTATAGAGAAGCCTTCTACTACTTGTTTATACTTTCCTTCGTATAATTGCAAGAGATCATTTGGCCCCTTTAAGAATGAAAATGCTTCAACTAAGCATGCATATAATAAGCCATTGGGAAATTGTTGGCTGATATATGTTTGTGTATTTGTACTAGATAAAGTCTCAGGTTTCAAGATATAATTTAACTGAATAGTATATGTAGCGTTTGGAGTTGGTGCCAGAACTATTGTATTATCATCCCACCAACTGTAATATTTTGGAACACCTTGAGCGTTAGTAGGATTAAATTCAGACATAAAACTAGAATCTCTCCATTGTAAAAATTCTCTATTATCAGCTTGACCTACTCCATCAGAATCTACAATTTGAGCTGATCTAATTAGTAAAGTATCATCAGGTGTATCAATAAATCTTGTTCCTGAAATTACTTGAGCTGTTGCATATCTTTTATTTGCATCAACATCTACATCTCTCATTATTCTTAATTCTGCATCTCGAATAATATCATTTGTAATAGAGTCAGTTAAAACATTTGAACTAACTTCTGTATAATCTCTAATTTTTTGTACTAGTTCAGCGTATGTCATGATATTGTTATTGTAACCTCTCCTAAATTAGTTCGTGCTTCCCTTTTTATATTAATCTCACTTCCATTTTCAGGAACCATACTATTTGAATTTGTACTAAAAGAAAAAGGCGCTGGCAAGGTTAAATCTACAGCTATTCCTCCTCCACCACCTGAAGCAAGTGTAAATATTTGTGGTCTTGCATTTCTTAAACCTTGACCATCCGCAGTAGTTGGTTTTGGATCTAGTTGTGGATGTTTTGCTTCAAACTCTGATGTATGTACACGTGCACCATTCCATTCAATAACCATTTCTGAATATGGAAATGCTTGACCAGAACGATCAGATATAAATTGTGCGTATTTCCCTCTTGATAAATTAGACATTTGGATAATAAGTTTTCGGGGTTATAAAAGAACTTGAAGGTGAACCATCTTCTTCTAATGCTCTTTTTAATTCATCTTCATACAATAATTTCATTTGTTGTGTAAGTTCTGGTTTTACTTTTTGTGAAAGATAATATGCTAAACCTGCACACATACATGGTACAAATCTATACGGTACATCAGCTTCATTTGTATATGCACCTGCATCTTGAATTCTTTTTACATAGTAATAATTAAGTTTGTTTCCAGCTTCAGAGGAACCAGGAGTTAAGTATAAAGTAATAGTTACCTTATCAATAAATCTTTGAACAAAATATTGTGTAGGAATTCCTGTATTTGTTTTATTAGAAAGACCTTGATACGCAGATCTATTAATTTTAGTTAATGGAAAATCAGTTGAAGAAGAATTTCTATATACAGCTTCTAGTACATCATCAACACCATAAACTGCAGTTGCATCAGAAGTTCCATCATCTGTTGATCTAAACATTGTGTATGTTGATTTACCAGCAACTAAAGTTATATCGTTATTTCCAACTTCCCAAAAATGCAAACCTCTGTTTGCCCATTCTTGAAACATTATATTTAAAGAACGTCTTGCAGATTTTATATCATTTCCAGAATAATCAAAACGTCCTAATCTTTCATAAGCTTCGGTGATAATATCATCGATAGCAAAATTTTTTTCAAAGACTGTAGTTCCTGAAGTTGCCATTAAGCTCCTGTTATAGTTACTGTAATGCTTCCACCTGCTCCTGCTAAA